CTCTTACTTTCTTTAACTCCGGTACTAAAAATGTATTTACTGATCAAGACGTTGCTGATGGTACAATAACTAATCCTAATGGAGTAGCACTTTTAGAAATGTTAGGAATAGATAATGAAGTATTCTGTAGAGTTTTTAACGAGTATAAAGAAGATAAATCAGGGACTAACTTTAAAGAGTTCCATAAAAATGTAGAACCAGATCAAACTAAACTTAACAACTTGATGTTATCTGGTATTGGTTCTGGCTACTATATGGTGAAAGGAGCAGACTCTAGTAACTTTGACTTTTTCTTTATTGATGATGATTACTTACAAAAAGCTGCTAAACCAACTTCAGGAGTATTCGTAGAGTACGGAGGCTCAGGAGGTGTAGCAAAAAGAGTTAATGTAAAATTTACCACAGGTAAATATAGAATTACAATTAACATAAGAAATAAACAAGGAGGAGTAGCGCCAACACATATAATGGCTGACTACAAACCTATTTAGTTATGGCACAAGATATAAAAAAAATAATAGCACAAGAGTACATCAAGTGTGCTAAAGATCCGGCGTACTTTATGAAAAAGTATTGCCATATACAGCACCCTACTCGTGGTGTATATTATTTGCTCTCTATCCTTTTCAAGAAAAAGTATTACATTTATTTAGAGATAACCAATACCTTATTACTCTTAAATCAAGACAGCTTGGTATATCAACTCTTGCTGCAGCATATAGTTTATGGTTAATGTTGTTTCATAAAGATAAAAATATATTAGCTTTAGCAACTACCCAAGCAACTGCTCGTAACCTTGTAACCAAAGTAATCTTTATGTACGATGAGTTACCAAAATGGTTAAGGCTACCATCAGTAGAAAAAAATAAATTATCTCTCCGATTAAAAAACGGTTCAAAAGTACAAGCTAAATCATCATCACCTGATGCTGCAAGATCGGAAGCGGTATCGTTACTGCTAATGGATGAGGCAGCCTTTATAGAGAATGTAGATGATACATTTACTGCTGCTCAACAAACCTTAGCAACGGGTGGACAATGTATGGCACTGTCTACTCCTAACGGTATTGGTAATTGGTTTCACCAGACATGGGAAAAAGCTGAGTCTGGAGAAAATAGTTTCTTACCAATAAGACTTCCTTGGACAGTTCATCCTGAAAGAGATCAAAAATGGAGAGATAAACAAGACTCAGACTTAGGTCCTAGAATGGCCGGTCAGGAGTGTGACTGTGATTTCTTAGCCTCTGGTGATACTGTATTCGAACCAGACGATATGAAATTTTATGAGGAAACTTACGAGAAAGGCCCTATAGAGAGAAGAGGGGTAGACGGTAACTTATGGATATGGGAAGGAGTAGACTATATGAAATCATATATGGTTGTAGCTGATGTTGCGAGAGGTGATTCAACTGATTACTCTGCCGCTCATGTTTTTGATATAGAAGGCTGCGTTCAAGTTGCAGAATATAAAGGTAAGTTATCCCCTAAAGATTTTGGTAATTTCCTAGTAGGACTTGCATCTGAATATAATGAAGCATTGCTTGTTGTTGAAAATGCTAATATTGGATGGGCTACAATAGAACAGTTACTTGAAAGAGAGTACAGAAACATATATTATAGTTCTACATCTAATATGGAATCTGTAGAATCTTATATGCATAAGTATGAAAGAGATAAATTAGTACCAGGTTTTACAATGTCTATGAGAACAAGACCTCTAGTTATCGCCAAAATGATTGAGTATATTAGAGAGAAATCAGTTACTATACAATCTAAACGTTTGATGTCTGAAATGAGAGTATTCGTTTGGAAGAACGGTAAAGCTCAAGCCCAAGATAGATATAATGATGATTTAATAATGTCCTGTGCTACTGCTTTATACGTTAGAGATACTGCATTAAAACTAAGACAACAAGGTATGGATTTAGCACGTGCACAGTTATCTTCTTTTAATAACCTAAATGCTCAAAACAAAGCTGTTATAACTTCAGTTGGAATTCAACGAGAAAATCCGTATATTACTAAGACAGCATATGGTGAAGAAGACATCAGATGGTTGTTAAAATAGATCTATTTATAATTAAAATTAAACCGTAATGGCGGATACTTCAATTTTTGGTAGGCTTAAACGTCTCTTTGCCTCTGATGTTATCATTAGAAACGTAGGTGGAGATGAACTTAAAGTAGCTGATACAAATCAAATACAAACTACCGGTAGATATCAGACAAATTCCCTTATTGATAGGTTTAGTCGACTGTATATTTACAATAATAAAAATATATTTAATCCAAACCTTAACTATCAAACTCTTAGGATTCAGCTGTATTCTGATTATGAAGCGATGGATACTGATCCTATTATAGCTTCTGCTTTAGATATTATAGCTGATGAGGCTACGGTAAAAAATGATCAGAATGAAATTTTAGGTATAAAATCTTCTGATGAAAATATACAAAGAGTCCTTTATAATTTATTCTATGATGTACTAAATATAGAATTTAATTTATGGTCATGGACAAGGAACATGTGTAAATACGGAGACTTTTTCCTAAAGCTAGAAGTAGCAGAGAAGTTCGGAGTTTACAATGTTCTACCGTACACGGTTTATCACATGATAAGAGAGGAAGGAACTGACCCTGAAAACCCAGCAAAAGTTTCCTTTAAATTAGACCCAGACGGTTTAGCTTCTTCTCAACATCCTAATTACTTACCTAAACGTAAATCTGAACAAAGAGTTGTTGAATTTGACAATTACGAAATAGCTCATTTTAGATTGATCTCAGATACTAATTTTTTACCTTACGGTAGATCTTATATAGAACCTGCTAGAAAAATCTTTAAACAAGTTACTCTAATGGAAGATGCTATGTTAATTCATAGAATCATGAGAGCCCCAGAAAAGAGAATGTTTTATATTAACGTAGGTAATGTTCCACCAAACGAGGTAGAGCAGTTCATGCAGAAGACTATAAATCAAATGAAGAAAACTCCTTATGTAGGAGAAGATGGTCAATACAACTTACGTTTTAACTTGCAGAATCAAATGGAAGATTTTTACCTTCCAGTTCGTGGAGGAGATACTTCTACAAGAATCGAAACTACAAAAGGTTTAGATTACGACGGAGTAACTGACGTACAGTATTTACAGGCTAAAATGTTTGCAGCTCTTAAAATTCCAAAAGCATATTTTGGGTACGAAGGAGACTTACAGGGTAAAGCTACATTAGCAGCCGAAGATATTAGATTTGCACGTACAGTAGAAAGAGTACAAAAAATAATGGAATCTGAGCTAACTAAGATTGCTCTAGTACATCTATACACGCAAGGTTTTACTGGTGAGAGTTTAACTAATTTTGAACTTAAACTTACAACTCCTTCTATTATATTTGAACAAGAAAAAATAGCTCTACTTAAAGAAAAGATTGATCTGGCATCTCAAATGAAAGATACTAAAATGTTTTCATCTGATTATATCTATGAAAGAATATTTGATATGTCTGAGGATCAGTACCTAGAAGAAAGAGAGTTAGTTAGAGAAGATAGTAAATCTATGTTTAGATTAGCCCAGATAGAAAATGAAGGTAACGACCCAGCTAAGTCAGGAACAACTTACGGTACACCTCATGATCTAGCTTCAATGTACGGTAGACGTTCAGTAGCAACTCCCAAAGGAGGATCTCCTGGAGAACTGCCACAAGGATACTCAGAAATGGAACCTAAATGGGGTGAACCCGGACCAGAAGGTGGTAGACCTATAGAGAAAGCTTCTGTTTACGGCACTAACGATGGGCTAGGAGGAAGAGATCCATTAGGAATTCACGGTATGCACGGAGGATTTCCCTCAGATAATGAAAACGTAATGGAAAACTTATCTACACAGGCAGTTTACCATAAAAATAAAGAATCCTTAAAGAATATTGTATTTAAAAAAGAATCTATTTCTGAACCTGATCTTCTAAACGAAGACAATATTAAAGAATAGGTAAGCAATACATATTTATATATAGTAAACGTGTATAATGAAGATAAAACATTCTAAATTTCGTAATACAGGTCTTATTTTTGAGTTGCTAGTTAAGCAAATAGCAGCAGATACTTTGAATACAAAAGATTCTGCAGCTGTTAACATAATTAGAAAATTCTACAGTAATAAATCTACTTTAGCTAAAGAATATAGACTGTATGAATTTATCGTAAAAAATAAGCATGTATCTCAATCAAAAGCTGAAGCTATAGTATCTACTATAACAGAAGTTTCTAGAAAACTAGACCAAAAAACACTTAAAACACAGAAATATGAACTTATTTCTGAAAT